GGCAGGCTTGTTTGACGAAAAAGTGGACAACGCCGAGATTTTCAAACTTATCTCGCCTGCGTTCCAAACGATTGTGGGCGGCTTCATCGGTTTGTTGGCTGGTGTGAAACTGTCCCACGGCGAAACTGACGAGGAGCCAAAGCCATGAAAGAGAACTTCGATGCCTCTTTCGCCAAGGTCATCAAGTCCGAAGGCGGGTACGTCAACGACCCAGCAGACCGTGGTGGCGAGACCAATTTAGGGGTGACGATTGGTGCTTGGGGCGCATACCTGAACCGCGCCATCCAGCCCGGTGAGATGAAGGCGCTGACCGTGGATACCGTCAAGCCGTTCTACAAGTCCATGTACTGGGACAAGGTAAAGGGCGACAACCTGCCCGTAGGCGTCGATTACGCCATTTTTGACTTCGCGGTGAACGCAGGGGTCTCCCGAGCCGCAAAGTTCCTCCAGCGGGCTGTGGGGGCCGTGGACGACGGTGTTATCGGTTCTGGGACTCTGGGGTGCGTAGCCAAGACAGACCCCGCCGTGTTGCTGAAGAACTTTGCCGAGCAGAAGCAGCGCTTCTACAACGGCCTTGCCGCCAACAATCCCACGCAGCAGAAGTTTTTGAAGGGCTGGCTGGCCCGCGTAGACCACGTCCAAGACGCCGCCGAGTCGATGTTAGCTTGACCGGAAGGGGTCCGGTGTGGTAGAATATATATTTCGCTCCGACTGTGAGGTGATGGCATGACGACCGCTGCGGTAATGACGTACGACAGTTTGGTGGAGAACGTGCAGTCGTACCTCGAACGCTCCGACGCCGGGACCATCGAGAAGATCCCCCTCTTCGTCATGCTCTGCGAACAGACTCTCGCGGCGGATATCAAGTTCCTCGGGAATCTGACAGTTAATACCAGTGCTATGGTAACCGGGGAAGCCACGATCACCAAACCAGCGCGGTGGCACAAGACCGTGTCCATGAATGTCACCGTAAGCGGAACCCGCTACCCAGTGCTGCTCCGGAAGTACGAGTACCTGCGCGAGTACTGGCCCAACCCCGCGTCGACCAGCGTACCCGAATTCTACTGCGACTACGACTACAATCACTGGCTGGTGGCCCCCACCCCGGCGGCGGCGTACAATTTCGAAGTGCTATACTACGAGCGCTTGCAACCGCTGGACTCCAGCAACCAGACCAACTGGTTCACGATATACGCGCCCCAAGCGATGCTGTACGGCACACTGCTGCAATCGGCTCCCTTTCTGAAGAACGACCAGCGTCTTCCGATGTGGAAGTCTCAGTACGACGGCATCATTCAGACGCTTAAATCGGAAGACGTAACCAGAATCGGAGACCGTCAAGCGACGGTGCTTGACACATGACCAGCTTTAACAGTCCTTTCACCGGTGATGTTATTCAGCCCACCGACGTCTCTTACCGTGCCATCACCCTCACCGCAACGACGCAGCTCTCGTGGCCCATCAACGGTAACGCGACGGACAACTACGCGGCGCGGATCATGGAGGTGTATCTCACCAACACCGCCTATGACTTGTACATGCCACCGGCGAACCAGACCTCGGTCGGCACGGATGCGCTTATTCGCAACACCGGGACGGTAGCACTTGACGTCAAAGACTACCTTGGTGTAAACACCATAGTAACCATCAGTCCCGGGCAAGCGCAGTACATCTACGTCACCACCAACGCCACGACCGCTGGGACATGGGGTATTATCGCATTCGGCATCGGGTCATCCGGCGCTGACGCGGCCACGTTGGCCGGGTACGGGTTGGTGGCGATCACGACCACACTCAATCAGTCGCAACCGGTAAGCACATTCAGCAGTAACTACACCGCGCTAACCACCGATCGGGCGGCGGTCTACGCTTGGACCGGCGGCGCGGGGACTCTTACCCTCACCGGAGCGACCACTCTCACTAATAGCTGGTTCATGCTGGTACGGAATGCGGGGACTGGGACGCTCACCGTCGCGGGCAGCGGCGGCGACCTGATCAACGGGTCTTCTACGGTGTCGCTGCAACCTGCAGATTCATGTATCATCTGCTGCTCGGGTACTGCGTTCTACACTGTGGGACTAGGTCAAGTATCGAATTTCAACTTCACTCAGCTCACTTACCCTGTGGTGTCTGGCACCTATACACTGACCAGCGCCGACGCCGCGAACGTTATTCAAAAATACACCGGCACGATCACCGGCAATGTGACTATTATCGTCCCGCAGACGGTGCAGGTGTATTACATTCAAAATGCTACAACGTCCAGTGGGTCTTATACGATCACTCTTTCAACTGGGGTGTCCGGATCTGCTACCGCCACGATAGCGTCAAATCAACAAGCGACGTTGATCTGCGATTCTGTCAATCTAGTGAACGCGAATACAGTATTGGCTGGTTCCACTTCCATCGGTATCGTCAATGGTAGTGCGGCAGCACCGGCGCTGTATTACAGCTCGGAGCCTACTACTGGATTGTACAGAGCAGGATCAGGGCAGTTTAATATAGCCATTCTCGGAGCCAATCTTTTTTCGCTGACCACCACGGGACTCACCATACCCGGAACTGGAACGTTCACTAGCGGCATCTCAGGTGGAACGTTCATATGAGTCTAAAAGTATTCGCGATTGACACCTTAGCTGGCATTCAGCGCGATGGTACTGTGTTCGACAAGAACTTCTATACCGACGGAAGGTGGGTGCGATTCCAGCGGGGCCGACCAAGGAAGATGGGTGGTTTTAGAGAAATATCTGGGGTATTAACTGGCCCTAGTCGCGGTATCTGGGTTAACCCGATCAACAGCTACACAGTGGTGTATAGTGGATACAGCTCCGGCTTGCAATCGGTAACCCTTGATGTGAACGGCGTGGGGTCCAGCCCCACCACCTACACGCTCAGTGGGTTCACCGCCAGTGACAACAATTTGTGGCAATTCGACGGATTCTATGATTCATTTAACGGTGGCGTGGCCAACGTTTTGGCTCACCCGGGCCAAGATCTGGACGCCATTGCCAGCATCATCAATACTCCGGTCCTAATCGGCTCCACATCAGGTACTTCATTGGCCCCTATTGGAGTATTTACCGTCGCAGCGACGCTGGCGACGTCAACCGTAGTGACAGTGGCGTCAACCGCCCAAATCGGGGCTGGCCAATCGGTCAGCGGCACTGGGATCCCATCGGCTACCACAGTGGTGTCCGTCACCAATGCGACTACTTTCGTAATATCCGCTGCCGCTACCACAAGCGGGGCGTCGACTCTCACTATCGACAATAACATATCCGTGTCGGGTGGTGTGGTCGCTTTGCACCCGTACATCTTCGTATATGGTAACAATGGCTTCATTAAGAACTCCGCTGCAGGTAATCCCAATGACTGGGTAAGTGCTGACGCGAATGAGACCAACGTGGCCGCTGGTAAAGTGGTACAAGGCTTCGCTGTCCGTGGCGGCTCCAACTCTCCATCTGGACTTTTTTGGTCTACTGATTCTCTAATCCGCGTCTCGTACATCGGGGGTCAGGGTACTCCAGCTCAATATTGGCGGTACGACATTGTCAGCAATGGCACTACCATCATGTCCAGTCAGTCTGTTGTCGAGTACGACGGCATATATTTTTGGGTCGGCGTCGATCGATTTCTGCTTTACAATGGTGTCGTTAAAGAAGTACCTAACGACATGAATCAGAATTACTTTTTTGATAATGTCAACTACGCCCAGCGCCAAAAAGTGTGGGGCACAAAAGTAACCCGGTTCGGCGAGATTTGGTGGTTCTTCCCATCCGGCGACTCGACCGAATGCAATGATGCCATTATCTACAATGTTCGCGAGAATATATGGTACGATGCGGGGACTTCCGTTGGTGCTCAACGGTCGGCGGGGTATTACTCACAAGTATTTCATTACCCGATCTGCGCCGGGTGGGAGACGACCACACAGACGACTGTATTCTCGGTGTCCAGCTCCGTCACATCCGGTAGCACCAAGCTCTATTATAGCGCGGTTAATCTCGATGCTCAGATCGGTCAGCTCATAACTGGCACTGGCATCCCGGCCAATACTACGATATCTACTCTTACTACTAACGGATTGCAAACGCTCGGCACGATTACTGGCGGTTCGGCATACACTAACGGCACATACACTGGCGTGGCTCTGACTGGCGGGAGCGGATTTAGCGCCACCGCCAATATCACTGTATCCGGCGGTGCGGTTACCGCAGTCGCGCTGGTCAACAGGGGTGCTGGCTACACACTCGTGGACACGCTCAGCGCAGCCGCCGCAACCATCGGCGGTACTGGGGCTGGATTTTCGGTGGCCGTGTCCGCGCTATGGGCTCAAACCATCACAATGAGTGCTGCAGCTACTTCCAGCGGGACGTATACACTGGCATTTGGTCAAGTACCCGGCCTCATCAGCTTGTGGCAACACGAGTACGGTACCAATGCTATCCAAGGGCAGTCCGAGGTAGCGATCGAAAGTTACTTCGAGACAAGTGATCTCGGCGTCGTGGCTGGTGGTCCGGCACAACCCACAATGATTGGTGACAACGTATGGCTGCATATCGACCGGGTGGAACCCGACTTCGTGCAGACCGGCGAGATGGAGATGTATATCGTAGGTCGCCCATTCGCGCAAGCCGCAGACGTGACCAGCGGTCCATACACGTTCGACCCGACTACTGGTAAAATCGACGTTCGCGAGCAACGCCGCGAGCTTCGTCTTAAATTCCGCAGTAATGTACTTAATGGTGACTACCAACTTGGCAAAATGCTGCTTAATGCGGACACCGGAGACGTGAGGCCTTATGGCTCTTAATCCACCTCAAATATGCGACCCACGATTCCATACTTTTGAGTCGTGGGCCTGCCTTATGTGCGAGCTTTATGCAGCCCAGGATCTTGAGATCCCTGATAAATTAACCGATTGGAAAAAATGGGGCGATGGGCTGGCTACTATCGACGCATTCACTAACGAAGGTATTCCACGAACCGACCAATTCGAGGTATGGTCCGAATGGGCCGAGGCTGTGGTGAATGCCGTCAACCCCGCAACTGCGTCAACGTAATGGCCGTCGTAACCAAAGTACCCTTTTCTAGCGTCCACCAGACATGGCCGCTAGTGGAGCGGTATTTTGCTGCTGTCGAGCCGCATACTAAAGGCGACTATACGCTGGATCAAATCCGAATGAAACTTGGTATTGGCGATTGGTGGCTCATCACAGTGACTGAAGGCGAAACAATTGTCGGTTCGCTGTCGATGGTCTATGAAAACCGGGCCAATTCTCGGGTAGCCTTTATTACCTGCTTGGCTGGTGACGGTATGACCACCGAGGATAATTGGGCACAACTGCAAGACATTTGCAAGAAAGACGGGGCCACCATGATCGAAGCGGCAATGCGTCCGTCCACCTTTCGACTCTGGTCACGACTGGGGTTTCAAGAGAAATACCTCATTGCGGAGGTTAAGCTGTGAACATTCTTGAGCAAAAGCGCAAGCTGCTGGGCCACTGCTACATGGGTGGCGGCGGTAGCAGCGGTGGTGGTGGTAGAGGCGCGAATGACGGTAACGCTGGTGAAGCGGAAGCTCGAGCTTATGCAGCACCGGCTCCGACCTCCTACGGTCCCGGAGCGCGAGATCCTGCTCAACAGCAGCAAGCCGCCGCTGAAGCCGCTAACACCGCCGCACAAGCTGAATCCGCGAGACAAGCCGAATCCGCCGCACAAGCTGAATCCGCAAGACAAGCCGAATCCGCCGCACAAGCTGAATCCGCAAGACAAGCCGAGTCCGCCGCACAAGCCGAATCCGCAAGACAAGCCGAGTTGGCTAGGCAGGTCGATGCTGACAGGGCTGCACAGCAGGCTGAGGCCAACAGGATTGCACAGCAGGATGAGGCCAGCAGGTGGGCGGCGGCAAGAATAGCGGAGGCTGAAGCCAATCGGATCACTAGCGACGGAAATGCCGGTGAAGCGGAAGCTCAAGCTTATGCTGCTTCCACCCCTGCTGCTGAAGCTCCCGCGCCAGCCCCATCACCCCTCGCGGTAATGTCCCAAGCGGGGCAGATGACACCGGAGAATGCTAATGCGCTGGCGGATCAGGCGACGGTTAGACAATTCCTCGATCGGGTAGCAAAAGATAGAGAGATAGCATTGTCTAAACCGGGCGAGCAGTACAACGTCAACAGCCCGAACCTTGGGACGAGTCTCACTAACGCCGCACTGGCCGCAGTCGATTCCGGGTTAAATAGTCAGACCATTCAAATGAGTGGTGGAAAAAACGCCGGTCCAAAAGATGTTACTACCTACACCACTAATATCCCGATTGCGCGATTCCTCGGTTACACTGGTGATCCCGGTAACTCGGCTCTTAGCTATGGGGAGGCCCAGCAGTTAAGAGACTTAAAATTAGGAAATCTCACCGGCGTAAATCTCAATAACATGCCGGGTACGGGCTTGTCCGTAATGGGTGGTGATGGGACGCCAGTGGGAGGGTTAACGTACAACGAACCCGGGCAGACTGCGGATAGCATAGTAGCTGCTACCGATGCGGCAAAAGTTGCTGAAAGAGTATTTAACGCCGTTAAACATTTCATACCCGGCTACGGTATGGTCACGCTAGCTGCTGATTTACTATCCGGCAAAAAAACTCTCGGCGATTTAGTGGTCAGCATCGGCGTGAATAAACTAGCGCCCATACTGGGTACGACTCCCGCTGCTCTAACGTCGCTTGCTAACGGTAACTTCGCGGATGCCATCACCGGCCAATTGATGGGTTACGCCGTCAAGGATGTATCCAAAACATATGGGATTGACCCGAGATTAGCTACCATAGGACTTGGTGAACTGGGCGTCCCCCAAACAGTTAATAAAGCACTAAGTGCGGGCAATCTGAATCTCGGGACCACGCGCGCTATAGCCAACGCCATACAAAGTCCTATCAGTGCTGCCGCTAATTATGTCGGCGCTAATATCGGTAGCGGTGGATCTTCTGGCGAAACCGCCAGCTACGGTGATACCTTGGGCGACCAAATCGATCGGGCTACGGGGAATAGCGGTTCCTCCAGTGCCCCGGTCTCTCCAGCATCTGCCGCCCCAGCCGCGTCGCCCGCCACCACTCCATCGTCACCCCTCAGCACCCTGTCAATACCGGCGATTAAAGGTGCCGGTTCGAGCGCGGGCAGCAGCTCCTCCGGGGCTCTCGGCGACTCCGGCGCAGCGACCGCCACCACTCCCGCCAATTCGGCACTCAAAGAATCCTACGTGGGGGGAACGGGTAAAACTAAAAACACGGACAAAGATATGAAAACCATGGTCGACCCTCTTAGCGCTGCTTCCTCTTCCGTGATTAAAGACGAGAGTGCAGAAGATATGACAGTAGCAAAGACCGATCCGTTTAAATACGATTTCTATGCCTACGGCGACGTGCCGGATATCTCGGCGAACTTGCAAGTCAAGAACGGCGGCTCAATATCCAGCCCACTCGTCGAGGCGAACCGAGTCGTGCACAAAGCTTCCGGTGGTGGTATAATGGCGACACCTTTAATGGCGGCAGCAGGTGGGGACGTCCCGCACAAAGGGTCGCACTACGTTCAAGGAGCCGGGGGTGGGCAAGATGACCTGATCGACGCACGACTGGCCGATGGGGAGTACGTATTCGACGCGGACATCGTCGCGGCGTTGGGTGACGGTTCGAACAAAGAGGGTGCTGCGAAGCTGGATTCAATGAGAGAAGCGATTCGAAAACACAAACGGTCGGCTCCGGTGAACAAAATTCCGCCGAAGGCTAAATCGCCATTGGCATACATGAGAGGTTAATATGGCTGGATTGATGCAGGGTGATCCCCTACCGAATATCACCACGACTAAGTCCACGGCCACCTCGGCCCCGGATTGGTACACCGCGTACCTCAAGAATCTTGCGGACACCGGCACCACGTCGATGCAGCGCACGCCGGAGCAATCGGTGGCCGGGTTCTCTCCTCTACAAGCTGGAGCTATCGCCGCTACCCCCCAAGCCGGGGCGTCCTACCAGCCGTTCCTAAATAGAGCGGGCACCTATCTGGGCGACGCCGCCGGGTCTGCAGCCGACACGGTGCAGAACTTCATGAATCCATACGAAAGTAATGTGATTCAAGGTATCCGCGACACCGGTGAGCGCAACATTCGCAACAATGTGGCCCCGATGGCCGCTGCTCGTGGCGTGACCGCTGGTGACTTCGGGTCCAAGCGGAGCCAAGAGATATACGGCCAGATGATGGCTGACGCGCAGAGAGACCTGACCAACACCGAGGCCCAGTACCGGGCGGCGGGCTACTCGTCAGCGCTCGCTGCGGCGCAAGCCGAGAAAAATCGGGAATTGCAAGCGGCGACTACTGCAGGGGCGCTCGGAACCACTGCACAGACTCTCGGACTCACTGACGTCAACGCAACATACGGGATGGGGCAGAAAGAGCAAGAGCTGGCGCAAGCCCGCATCAATGCACCCATGACCATGGCGACCAATGCGTCGAACCTGCTCACCAATCTGAAAGTACCAAGCACCGTGAACGAGATCGCCAATGCCCCTATCCCCGGGGCGTATTCTAATTCGCCGTTATCGCAGATCGCTGGACTTAGCACCCTGTTCGCGTCGGGAGCCGGTGGTAGTGGTAGTGCCGCAAGTAACTTCGCCAACATGGTGGGTGGCGCGTACACCGGCCTCAAAAGTGGCTTGGGATCAGCTTTTGGTGGTTCCGGTGGTGGTTCCGGCGGCTCCTATAGCGGCACGGGCGACGCGTATTACGGTGGTTCCACCAACGCGGGTTCTACAGGCCAGAACGCTGCGGAGATATATGGTAGCGGAAGTCAAGACGTCCGGGGTGGTATGGGATTTGGTGGCACGGGTAGCGGCACGGAGTACGAGGCCACCGGCGGTCTGGACCCTAGTCAATATGTTAATGCGGATTTTGACAATTACACCCCGTATGTACCTTATGAACCCTATATTCCGGGCGGGGGCTCCTACGAAGCAGGGGGACAAGACAATTACTATAACTACCCGCCCGAGTACTATGAAGACTATTAAAAACGGAGGCTCGAATGGCTGAAGATACCGTAGACTCATCGTATAGCCCCCTGCTGGCTAAGATGCTGCGCGTCGGGGAGAAGGACATCCCCGGCCTGTCGCTAGCCGCTTTGGGGCGTGCCGCAATGGGGGCAAATACGGACGAGTACGACATTGCCAAGAAAAATGTAGATGACGCCCGAGTGGCGATGACCGAGGCGCTCTCGGCACGACGCACGGGGCTGGACCCCGGCATGCTGGCACTGGCTCAAGGATTCCTAGCACCGACCCGCACCGGTTCATTTGGCGAGTCGCTCGGTACTGCAGCCGGTAATTACGCCACGGCGCAAGCAGCGGACGAGCAGCGTATTCGGGATTTGGCCAAGATGCGCTACGAGCTGGCGCGGCAAGGGCTGGGCGATGAGCAAACGGCAGCCACCATGGGACTGAACGTGGCATCCAAGCTCACGCCGAAGCTTACCGCCGTGCAGCAGCAGGTGCAAGCCGAGGGTATCGATCCGACGTCACCCGCCGGTATCGCGCGAGTGAAAGAAATCACCTCGCTCACAGCAGCCACCGAGGACATGAAGACGTTCGCGGCGTCATCGGGTATCAGCCCCGCCGATCCGCGATTCAACACGGCGTACCAGACGTACCGGCAGCAGGAGCCACTACGCAAGATCGCATCAGTGCTGGGTGTGGACCTCAATACACCGATCGGACTGCAAGCGGCGCAGAAGGCGCTGCAGCTGGAAGAATTCCGCAAGAACTCGCCGGAACTCGCCAAGGTGTTGGATGCTATGCGCGGCGACTTTACTAATCCGGATGACGTGGCTAAAGCAGCGGCGTACTTGGAGAAGCTGAACACGCTGGAGACCTCTTCGAAAGAGGCGCAGATTGGTGCTTCACAGGCGTCGACAAAAGCGTCGGAAGCTACCACCGCGATGGCCCCGCTGGAAAGACAAGCGAAGGAGCTGTTGATCAAAAAGTCACAAGCGGAGATCGATCTGCTGCCGCTTGACGCGGAAACCAAGCGGCTACTGCTGGAGGAAGCCAAGGCCAAAGTGGCCATGCTGCCACAAGAGCAAGCGCTTAAAGCCGCGCAAGTGGCCAAAGCAGAGGGTGAAGTGGCCATGCTGCCACAAGACCAAGCGCTTAAAGCTGCCCAAGTGCAGAAAGCACAAGGCGAGGTATCGCAGCTAGCGGACGATGCGGCGCTCAAAGCCGCCCAAGTAAAGAAAGCACAAGGCGAAGTAGCCCAGATCGCGGACGATGCGGCGCTCAAGAAGGCACAGGTGCAAAAGGCACAGGAAGAAGCCAAGAATGCGCCGCTGGAGCGCCAGATCAAGCAACAACAGCTCCTCAAGGGCGGGCTTGAAGTCAAGGAGCTTCAAGCCAAGATCGCAGATGCGGCGCGAACTGGCGACACCACTCCATTGCTGGCTGCGGCCAAAGGCCAAGGTGTGCCGGTGGGTGATGTATCGCGATTCAGGAACATGAATGCGAAGGAGATCGTGGCTCAGCAGATCAAAGAGCGCGAGGCGGCGGAGAAATACCTGCTCGAGAAGGTGCAGCCACTAATCAACACCGTGGACGACGATATTACCGACTTGAAGCGGGCGCTGGAGCTTAGCAAGAAGATCTCGTCTGGTGTAACCTACGGCATACCGTTGGTCGGG